TCCAGGCCACGCTAATTGCGCCCGATCACGTGCCTCCTTGGCGGGATGAGCCACGTTGTATCAATCCACTGAACTACGTAGGGTCAGCGATTTCCACGTCCCAGACCGGGAAGTCAACCGTATTCCCAGAGGTCAAAGCCTGCGATGTACAAGTGGTGACGTAGAGCAATCGCGTCGCATCACAGAGGGCTACATGCGTTGCAGTCCCAGAAGTCCCCACAGAAACCCCGGTCTTGGTTGCCATACGCACCTTGCGCCCGTTGGTATCACCGTTAGAAATCGTGTAGTCCGTCGCCGGTGTCATAGCCGTTGACGCAAGCGAATAGGTACTCACGGCCTGAGCGCGTGTAGTAGGTTGAGTCCCACAGGCTGTCATCTGGTTAGCATTATCCAAAACCAGAAAGGCACCATCCAGTACATCGTCATGCACTATCTTTGCCATCTTCGTTCTCCTTTTGCTTGATTTGTGACATTACATCCACTGTACTGTTCTGGATTTCCAACGTCTGTTTCTCTCGCGGCTTTCCTTCAGCGTTCAATCCCTTCCCATACTTTCGATCCAGCTCCTCCTCATTTGTCATAGTCATAGATTACCTCACTGTCATGTCCCAGGAGCTGACCCTTCTTATCCCGACGGACTTTGGACTGTTCTCTATGTCCCGTGAGCTTCGGAGGGCGAGCATCCACATTCACCACTGGAGCAGCCTGTTTAGGAACACTCACTTGAATTGTTGGAGGAGCTGCTTTCACCTCCACGTTCACTATAGGAGCGGGTTGCTCAGGGACATTCACCACAACCGGAGGTTGCACCAATTTCACTTCAGGCTTGTAATCCACCTGATCGGTGTGGATCGTCAACCCATCCAATCCACCCTTTTCTTGCCGGCCAGCCACAAGAGCTAGAATGGCCTTCAAGAAATCATCGTTCCGCTGGGAAACTACAGCGCGCAGATCCTCCCGCAATCCCTTGATCTCATCGCGTGTCTCTTTGTCCATGTCTCCATCCTCTACTACTTTACCATTGCCGTAATGAGGTACTTCTACTCCGGGATAATCCCCCCAAGCACCTGTCGCATGGAAGATTTCTTTCACTTCCATCGCGGACTTCGCCTGTTCTAGCTGTCCCTCTATGGATCTTTTGAGAGTTTTCGGAACATGGCTGGTATTGAAGACCCTGAACGGTTGTCCTCTCTTCACTCGATTGACCGCGAACCGCTCGAACTGGCGCATCTCTTCCTGAAACTCTCCTCGTCCATTCGTCCGCGGTTGCTGTGCAAAGACCGGGAACTCTCTCTGCTTCGGCTCTTTAGCAGGTTCTACTTCCAATTCTTCGGCAGCCGATACAGGATCTTCGATCCCCTCCCTTACCAGGGTAGCGTGTCTCTCCGCCTCGGATTTCTTGTCCTCTGCCATCACATCCAACTTATCAAATCGCCAGCGCATCCTGAGGCTCGGATCGAACTCGCGGAATAGCTCTCCTTCTAGCACCCCAGAGAGATATTCACATCGAGGCTTCATCGTTCCTGTCTGAAGAAACCTCATCTGCTCCTTAGCAGTAGCGTAGTTCGCTGCCTCCCACGCGCCAGCGAGGGCCGGAGGGACTCGAAAGACTGCGCAGATATCCCTTCGTACTTCATTCAACAACTCACCCAATGCGAGGTCCTTCGTGGGATATCCGATGATATTCGGCTTCATCCCGTGGGTGGTGAAGCCTGCTTTATGCTGTTGGCTCTTTCCAGAGAATCTACGCTTCCACCAATCCACCATCTTGTCTAAAGTGGACTCGTCTACATTCTGGTCGGTGGAGAATACCAAGGGGGGAACTGCGTAGTTCTTGAAGAACGCTGCAGTGTACTCGGCGGTGTTAATCCCAGCACTTGCAGCCGCCATCGCGACTGATAGTTTAGAGAGTCCTCCCAAGTCATTGGAGGGATGATACTCCCGGAAGTAGACTACATCCTTCCGTTGGAATAGTCTCTCGTACTGCTGTGCTCCGGGAACTCTCTGGATGAATCCCTGAATGCCTGTGCTATCTGCCTTGAGCTGCATCGTGGTGGGGTTGAGGCGCATCAAGCCTTTGGGTTTACCTGTCCCTCCACCGCGGACCTTCTCCCAGTAAGCTACCCCGTAAATATCCATATCGTTCTCTAGCGATCTAGCTAGATCGTTCCAGTTCATCTCTGGATTGACTTCATGCAAGAGGGTGACTAGAGGATGGTCGTCACTGAGAGGACTATCCTTATCCTCCCAAGGAGTGATTTCCCATTCAAGCCCTGCTAGTGCATCTGCTCTAAGAGTGATGCACGCATATGCCCACACACTTGCTGTGTATATCTTCGCCAGTTCAGATAGGGAGGTCTCATCCCGCTCCCAGATCTTATCGGCTTGCCAACCTGGGATAGATACGATGGCCTTGAAGTCTTGTCCATTGATCTTCCCGAGGTTGATTACGCCCATGCGAAGCTCGGCTCTCCCTGTAGCATCAACTCAGTGAAGCCCCACACGCACGCATCCATTCTATCCGGGGAGTCATCCCCTGGCACCCATGTACACTGTTGATCCTCTAATTCGGGATAGGTCCCAACATGATGAATCTTGCCTTGCTCATAAAGAGCGGCTATGGGTTCGGCTCGGGTGTACTTGCCTCTACTCGCACGGATACGCTTGATGCTCACCCCAACTCCCATGTTCTTAGCCGTGGTGCGGACAGTGTACTCCACCATCTCCCCACCGTTGTTGTCCTCTGCCACGATCAGGTTAGCTTTGTGGTTCACGTAGGCATTCACCACTGCAGTAGCCCACTGTTCAGGCGTCCCTGTTAGGGTCCTGTCATCAACCACATACCCCTCATCCCCCAGCTTCCCACATACGACGATTCCGGTTTGGTTAGCTTCATCACTTGAAGTGACCGCGGGGTCCACCCCGATGACCACCCTTGAGAGTTCGGGAGCTGTCTTTACTCGCCCGTCTTCGATGTGAAACCTGCGCCACAAGGCTCCTGGAGTATCCTCTAGGAGTTCGGCGTAGAGTTCCTGCCTTCCTAGTCTCGTCCCCTCGTACTGTCTTAGGATCTGATCCTTGAACGGTCCTGCTAGGTTGTGGATGTTCTCGAAGGTCGATCCCTTGGTAACAACAACATCCTGCCCGTCTCTTGCTACCAAGTCTCTAATGTGCTTAGTAGGTCTAGGGGTGGTTGTTGCAATCACCTGAGGATTCAATCCTACCCGCATCCCCAGCATGAGCATGTCCCACGCCTCGGGATACCTCCAAGCTGCTAACTCATCAGCCCATGCCTTTTCGTGCTGTGGTCCCCTCAATTGATCGGGTTTGTCCCCCGTGAAGGTTGTGGCTACCGCTCCATTAGGCCAGGTGATACGTCGCTTGGTGGGTTCGTAGTGTGGTCGATTCCAGGGTGGACACACCGAGAGAATGCCTGTCTCTCCCTCAACCATCACATCTCTTACATCGGAGGCAGTCCTACCAATGAGTGCTATTCGTTTGACTCCCTTTTCTACCTGATCGCGGGTCCACTCTGCGCCGGTCCTAGTCTTCCCCCATCCTCGGCCAGTCAAGATCAACCAGATAGTCCAATCACCCGGAGGGGGAAGTTGCTTCTCCCGCGCCTTGAGTGTCCATCTATACCTTATCTCAAGAGCTAGTTCCCTAAGTCTGTCCTGCTTTTCCTTCGGCAACGAGCGAAGCAAACTCTCGGACAACTTCGGAATCTGTGAGGTATCTATGCTCATGCTCTATCTTGCCTGAAAGCTCCAACCGATCTGTAAAGGCTTGATGATGCTTCCCAAGAAGCTCAAGTGCCCGTTGTGCATCGTGCAGGGTAAGCTCTAGGCTGGTGTACTCGAACTGATCCCCCTTCTCTGAATACTTCACTGTGGTCTTAGCCCGAATGCTTTTGATGAGATGCCCATTCTGTCTCACGAATTCAGGATCGAAGGCCATGCGGTCTCCATCAGGGTTGATCACCAAGAAGTTAGCAATGGAGGCTGTGGCTTGCTCTTCTAGTCGTGCAAGTATCTCATCGAGGCTGAGGGCCCGCTGCTTGAACTCGTACTCTATCGCATCCTTGATGTTGGGTTTTCTTATGTTCTCATGACCAATGAGAGTGGCAGACTTGACTGAGTAGCCAGCCCTGATAGCAGCCTGCGTTGCATTGAAGTCTTTGGGATACTCAAGCACAAAGGCCCGCTGTTTAGCGGTAAGCGTAGGGGTCACGCTATCAATCTAGCATAGATATGGGGGGAACGCAAGAAGTGTTGCTAGATCGGAAGTAACATTTGCATCTGGGCTTCGGCTATCCGCTTCTGAGCGACAGCGAAATGGCCGGGGTCGATCTCTATGCCGATAAAGTTTCGTCCAGTCTTAGCACAAGCCACACCAGTCGTACCGCTGCCCATGAAGATATCAAGAACCGTATCGCCGGGCCGAGTGCTAATTTCAACTAACCATTGAACAAGCTCAAGCGGCTTCTCGGCTGGGTGTCCATTCGGTTTTGTTGCCGTCCACATACAGCGCCGAATATCGGGGATGCCCCTGTTGGCGATGGCGAAGTCGTCTCCGATCCATAATGCCACGAATTCATAGGAAGGGCGAAGCCCAGCATGTCCACCGGGACCAATCCAGATCTTATCCCAAACAAGAAGCGACTCAATTGGCCAGGAAATGTCGTCGGCTGCTTTCTGGAAGGTCACAAATGATCGCCAATTCAGGAACGACCATAGGCATCCTTTCCCAAGCATAAGACTACGGCAGCGCCTAATCCATTCGGCATACCAGAAAGACGAGTTGATCCGGTCGCCCCAGGGGTTGAGTTTGCCTTGGCCGTCAGACTTCGTATTGATACTATAAGGCGGGTCGGTCACTACTGCATCTGCGCATCCAGCAGGCAACGTCTTCATCACCTCTAGACAGTCACCCAATCGTAGGTCTACCGTCGTCATTGATACCTTCCCCTCGCCATCTCAATCTCCCTCCCCGCTGTCCCATCTGCATTGAATCTCGCCTCGGCTTGATCGGGTCTCTTGAGGTAGATCCCTAGTGGTATTCTCAGATGGTGGAAGGTCTCATTGTGTGCTGCTAGTCTGAGCCAGAATTCGTAGTCTCCTGCACTCTGAAATGAGGCATCAAAGGGGCCGTACTTATCATGCAGTGACTTCCTCCACATCGGCTGAGGTCCTAGAAAGCAGTGCTTCATGAGTTCATCGAATCCTCCCTCGGCCCATTTGAAGTATCCCGTCCTCCAAGCAAGATCAAAGCCTCCTGTGAGGTCCTCTACGATATCCACGTCGGCATAGGCTACTGCATGGTTGGGATTCCGGTCCAATGCGGAGGCTAAGAACTCAATCGCATAACCGGCTAGTCGATCATCACTGTTCGCATTCGTGATGTATTCTCCTCTTGCTGCTTCAACGCCAAGGTTCCAAGCCCCGTATATAATGGGGATGTCTGGGGTGTCGATCAATACATCCTCGCCATTCAACATCCCTTCGGCTATCCTCAGTTCTTTGGATTTCTCTTGTGCCACTACAACGATCTGGGGGCGGAGCGTCTGTTGCTGGAGATTTAGGATACGCCCCTCGATATAGGGTTCGGCATAGTAGGCTGAGACGATGGAAGAGACTTTCATAACCAGATATACCATCCTTCTGGTATCAATCCCTCCGCTAAAAGCCGGAATGCGAATTCTCTAGGGATAAACCATCCTCCCTTGAAGTCAGAGGAACAGACATTAACATAGTCAAGCATCATCGCCTCCCAAACAGCGTGCTGTGATCCGGCCAGATCGTCCCCAGCTTGTATCGCTCTACCACCATCTTCTCTCGGTTCACCCAATCCAGTTTGTAGCCGTCATCCTTCAACAACCTCGCTAGGTTATCCTGCGCATTTGGATTAGTCTGGTTCCCTGAATGCGCCTCGATAATCCATGAGTCCACATTGCAGGTCGCTAACCCATCGGGAACCACGGTGTACTCCGCCCCTTCGATGTCCAGCTTCACCACTTTAGGATTCAGGTCTGCCAATCGAATGGAATCAACCTCTATCCCCTCTCCGAATGAAATGGCCCCATTGGATTGTCCGTCATAGTTGATCTTCCCGGTCTGATTCCAGAATGCTGCACACCTAAGACTCATCCCACGATGGAGGCAGTTCAGGAACATGTTGACTTCTGCTATATCCAGATTAGCGATATGAGGATCCACCATGATGAGCTGCTTGGGTGACTTCTGAGCCAAGACTAAAGAGTAATGCCCATGATGACATCCCCCATCTATGACTACTCTCCCCTTGAGGGGGATATTCTCCGCCACCCATTGGTATTCCAAAAGAATGTAGGATTTAGGAGGCTCGTACCAATCTCGCGCGAGTGGTGTCGCGATGAAGAAATCTAGATTCCTAAATCCATGCTGAATGATGTAAGGTTCAAACATCTCCATCCTCCAATGCCCCGTCCTCAATTCAAAATGACGCTTTGAAGTGTTTGGATACCAGCTCACGATAACTCTCGAAGTCCGCTATGTCGTAGTAGTAGTCCATCTGGAAGGTCTCATGCGGGGTCAGTTCTAAGGCTAGATTGAACGCCTCAGTATGCTCCGTAAGATAGGTCTCTCGAAGTATCTGCATCGCTGAGTAGGGCCATCCCAATAGCCCCCAGGCTTTCTTGGGAAGTCCTTCATTCTCGGGATTCTTGTCGTCGATCATCCCGTTCCAGACACCAAACTTATGCCCCTCAGTCGTATCGAACAGCCCTATCATGAACTTGCTCTCGTCTATCTCCTTGGGGAAATCTGAAAATAGAGTATCTGGCATCGCAAAGAGGTAGTAGTCCGCTTTCAATGTGACTGACTTGATCGCCGCTAGAAGATTGGTCCCTTGCTGGACGACTAGATAGACGTTCCCGAATGGCGCTAGCTCCCAGGAATGCGCCGCGATCTTCTGGGGATTCGTTATCACCACAACGTAGTCACATCTTGCCATCAGAATACGGACGGTCCTTCGGAGGAAGGATTCTCCCTCGTAGGGTAACAATTCTTTGAGGGTCCCCCCGAAGCGTTCTGACTTACCCGCGGCTGGGACAATACCAATCATGGCCGGGAAAAATCATAATGAACGTGACTTCCTAAACAATCCTCGGGCCATTTCAAAAAGCCATCTGGAACACGCCCCAGGAAATCTTCCTCCGATTCCAGATAACCGCGCCTTGGATCGGCCCATCCGCCATACGTCCCATTGTAAGTTCCAAGAAAGTTATGCAAGGCACAACGGCATTTTCTGTCCACTTGTTCAACCCAGTCTTCATGTGAGGAATATCCACCTTTGAGAACTATGTCATAGGGTTTCCAGGTAGGATCACTATAGTTGTTCAATCGAAGACTGTCCAATCTTCCTGCTCCCCGATCTTGAGATTGTGCTTCGCTTCCAGATAGGCTTTGTTCTTCAGCCGGATTCCCTCGTAGCCTGGGATCTCCCATCTCGTCTTCCCCCAATGGTGCTTTACCGGAATGGATGACTTCTCAATCCTGAAGCCTAGCTTTGCGGCCCTGAAACAGTAGTCCGCATCATCAAAGCCGCAGATCTCAAAGTTCTCATCGAACAGCCCGACCTCATTACGGACCTCACGGGGGATGGCGAATAGCCACAGTCCTAACCACCTCATATCTTTATGGATGATGAGCTGGTTCCCCCACAAAGTATCAGGAGTCATCCAGGCTAAGGATTCACGGATTGAACCTGTAGCTGTGATGTCATTGTTCAGGATGATGTACCAATCAGATTCCAGTTGACTATCCGCTGAAGCAATCCCGAAGTTGATCGCCTTGGAGTAACAGACTCTTTCCAGAGATTGGATGATGTGTGCTCCCTTCTCTTGGGGATACGGAGGATCGGAGGCGTTGTCTATTACGAAAAGATCTATCCCCGGATCAAAGGAGAGGATGGATCTTATGGCAGGACGGGTGAACTCCTCCCATTGGTTGATGCCGACGAGGATTACGACGGTGTTCATTCGTTGGCGTTTTCCATCGCTTCATTCGCCAACTCCACTATTGCTTCACCAAACATGACGCTGGCATTTCCGATGCCATCAAGGTCTTTCGCAAGAGATCCAATGATGTCCAACAGTTCAAGCACAAATGAACGCCATTCTGGATGAATAGGTGCCATGATCTGTCGGCACAAAGGAAGAACGATATTGACCCGCCGCGTGTGAGTCAAGATGTGATCATGAATCCGTGTCATCTCATCCATTGCTGGTTTGAGTCGGTCAGAGAATTCTACAAACGCCTCCGCTTTCACTTGCCCCAGTTCGTCCATGAGTCCCTCTCGAATACATCAAGTGCAGAATTCGGCGTCAGATTGATTATTCGCCGTCCGTCTGCCTCGAATGCCCCTCTCGCCATCTGATACGCCTCTGCGCTTTTCTCCAGATCCGGCGCGTGCCACTTCGTCCCATCGGAGAAGTAGGACTCATCCGCATGATTCTTGTCAGGCCCTTGCGCAACAAGCTCCTGATTTGGATTTCCCTCAAACGAATACCGATGGTCAACCCCTACCAAGAGAATCATAGAGAAGCCCATCCAGTAAGCAATTTGAAGACAGACGAACGTAACCGTGTGCCCCTCGTAAAGTCCTAATGTGGGATCGGGGAAGAACTTCCTATCCGCTAAGGACTGGATGGGGACTACCGCGGGTTGTTCCTTGATCGGATTCCCTCTTAAGTAATTCGCCGCCAGGAAGAACCTCCGCACCCTCCCCTTGTACTTCTGGATCATCCCAGCCCCGAATTGATTTAGGACAAGGGGATTCACCGAACAGTAATAGGTTGGATAAAAGCCTTCCAAGTGCCTGATGGCATAGATGCGGTTAGTCCCGAATGAGGAATGCTTTTGAAGGAACTCAACCGGGATCTCCTTGAGAGAAGGTCCGTTGCCAATGACGATGCAAGTCTCTCCCTTATGGGAATCCTTCAGTTCGGCCCACTTTGAATTGTCCTCTTGGAACCACGGCTCCGGATTCATACGTGCTTTCTCGTCTGGGATCAATAGATTCTGTCTCATCAGCCAGGGCTTCTCGTCAATCCAGAGAATGTCCTGATGAGGGGGAACGATCCTCATATCACAATAGAGTTTGATCCCCGCAGCTCTACAGATTTCAGAGAAGTACCAATCCTCTCCCAAGAAGGTATCCGAAGAATCCTCGTACTTCATTCGGAACCAGGGATAGTGAAAGCCCTTCTCCTCCAGTTCCATGAACACCTTACGCCGAATGCAGATTGCTGCGGACCCAATGATGTCCACTTCCAAGAGACCGGGCTTCCATTCGACGGGTTGTTTGAGATCCTCCCCATCTAAGACATACGCCTGGGGATCGTAGGGTTCTCCCCTCCTGAATGCCAAAGCACCCACCACTGGCATATCATCTTCAATCAACCGTAAGACAACATCATGAGGCTGTAAGTGGTCTGTATCTAACATGATGAGGGCAGATTCAGGATCAGTAGTGATGTCCATGAACTTCTTGGCTATTCGGTTTCTGGAAACATCAACCCGCGCGTATGGGTGTCTGATTCGCCTGACGCCATGCAGTGCGCAGAATGCTGCCACATCCTCCCGCGCATCAGTAGCCTCAGCGGAAATAGACCGTTCATTGAGAACGGCATACCAATGCTGAGGCTTGTTCTCTAACTTCCGATGTGATCTGCGGGTTCGTTTACTCACATCTCGGCCCCGGAAGAATCCAAGCTAGAAATCGAAGCAACCATTCCTTCATGGCCCACTACTCAAAGAACGATACGCCACATAGATCGTCCCGGCAAAGAAGATAGCCCATGCTAACCATAGAATAAACGCGCTAACTTTTTGCTTCACGCTTGCTCAGTTTGAGATAGGCTTCCTTGATGAGCTGCCGTAGTACCGCAGACATAGAACGGTCCTGGTCCTTGGCTAGCTCAAGAAGCATTCGGCGGTCTTCGGGGTCGGTTTGGAACGTGGTGAGCTTCAGTTCGGCTTCCATCCTAGAGGGATTATAGACCAATTACTTGACTTGTCAAGGGTTTGGGTGTACGATAGTGTACAGTAGACACTGAGAGGAGAACACCATGAACCCACGAATTGAGTACCAAGGCTACACCATTGTCGTACACTCTCCAGAGCCTCATTGGTACATGGCTGAGATCCTGCGCAACGACAAGTCCCTTGGAATGACACGCCCCTACTACACCGTAGACGCCGCAAGGGGTGATGCCCTAATCGTGATCGCCAAGTTGAACAGGAAGTAGCTCGGCCCTCCCGCCTGCTTCCAAACTCTTTGGAGGCAGGAAGGCTAGACCGAGGAGAACCCAATGTCTCAGCATACAGCAGGACCAATTGAACTGAGTGATGGCACGTCCTAATTGCAGCTTGAACCAAGCTTCGCCCTACCAAGGAGACTGACATGAAACCCCTAGATTTCGCCTATGATGACGGAGGACGCCAAGAAGCTGGATATATCGGCTATACGGGCGATTGTGCCTGCCGAGCTGTGGCTATTGCCTTGCAACGTCCCTACCAAGAGATCTACCGAGAACTGTCCTCATATGCTCAACTCGAACGGCCGCGCGGGCGGGGTCGTCGATCACATGCTAGAACTGGCTACCACGCTCGAACGCTGCGCAAATACCTCGCTGACCACGGGTGGAATTGGCATCCCACAATGCAGGTAGGTCAAGGCTGTCAGACTCATCTCCGCGCTAATGAATTACCAAGAGGCCGTCTCATCACACAGGTGAGTAAACACTACGTCGCAGTCATTGACGGCACGATGCACGATATATCAGATCCCAGCCGCAATGGTACACGCTGTGTATACGGCTATTGGAGTCAATCATGAAACCCCTTGATGAACGTCTCAGGAATCTCAAACTCATCCGCCCTCCAGCTCTCTATACCTTCTTGGAGCAGTGCGCGGACCAAGCTACCTCCTTGCAGATCCAGGTCCGTTGTCTCCAGAAGGCCAATGCAGAGCTTGTGGATCAACTCAACTCACTCTATTGGGTCCGAGAAAGAGAGCACATGGATGTCCCCTTCTAGATCAACCCTCGTCATCGTGGTTCTCTGGGCCCTGTTCATCATCTTTGGGATATTGGAGGCGCAATGACCCCCGACGTTCCGCACCAGTGGATTCTCGATAAGCTGACCGCCCTTTGCCTCATGGGTGAAATGGATAAAGAGGAAGTAGACAGAATCTATGCCCTGTTTGTCCAGCGCTTCCCAGATGAAGTGGCACACATGAAGCTGGAACTAGCAATCCTTCGTGGATACTCGCCTTTCATGGACCTCGAACAGCAAGGGGATAACTACATCACGGAGTCAGCACGTGAGTAGCTTCACCGCCAAGTTCCCCGGTAGGTGCGGTATCTGCCGTATGCGTATCCGCAAAGGAGATGAAGTCGTTTGGATCCCACCTACCAACATCGAACTTCCTGATCCCTACGACTACGAGAAGCAACAGGGAGGCGGGAAGAAACTCATGACTACCAAACTCGTGCACGCATCCTGTCAGCGCATCATGGAAGGAAAGGAAGCAGATGAGTGACCCGTGGAAGATGACAAGGCTGCTTTTTGATGATTTGCGGGCTCCTGTTGTCGTTCGTGATGATCCCGTTCGTGCGGCCAAACACCTCCGAGAATTGTTGGCCGACGCCGATGCGCTGCTGGCCCTAGTCATTCCAGCCCAGGAAGCCTTTGACTACTTCGAGGCCGACTATGACCAGCCCGAATGGTTTATGGCCCTTGAACGAGCATTGTCGCATCTATCCCCGCATCTGAAAGGCGAATGACATGAACGAGGAATCTACCGACATCGTAGCTGTCCCCAATCAGGTTCAGTTAGGGACGATCCAGATGCGGCCCGAAGAAGTGATCGAACGGGCCTCTCAGATCGCCACGCAACTAGCCAAGATTATCAAGGATCGGCAGCTCTCAACTCGCATTCGGGACAAGGATCACGTCCGAGTGGAGGGCTGGACTACCCTGGGGGCCGTCCTGGGCGTCATCCCAAGAGAGCGGCAGACCACGAGGACCGAACAGGGATTCGAATCCTACGTTGAATTGATCCGTACCTCGGATGGTCTTGTAGTCGGAGGCGCTTCCGCTATCTGCTCTTGGGCCGAACCAAGATGGTCCAAGGCCGATGACTACGCGGTCAGGTCAATGGCTATCACCAGAGCTACAGGGAAAGCCTACAGGCTGGGCTTCTCTTGGATCATGGTCCTAGCTGGTTACTCACCTACTCCAGCCGAGGAGATGGATCAGGTCATCGAAGGAGTGGTGAAAGAGACCAGCCCAAAAGCCAGTACGTCTCAGTCGTCAGCGGAAGCGGCCCAGCTTGGCAGAACCACGAAGCCGATGGAAACTGGTACGCCGAAAGCAGAGCCGACATCGCTGACTGGTACTAGGCAGAAGAACCAATGGCCTGATGCCCAGAAGATTCTCAAAACCCTAATGCAAGATGGCCTGATCGACTCAGTTGAACACGCCGTGGGCATCCTGAACCACTCCGTGTTCATGAACGTGGCTGAGGGGAAGCTGGAGCTGTACGACATCGCCGTCTATCTCTGCGGATGGCAGAGCCTACCCGAAAATCTCAGCACAAACGACAAGGCCGAACTCACCAATGAGAAGTACCTAGCCGGTGCCCCGAAAGAGTGGGAAGACGCCGCCAAGCATATCCTGGGGATGAAACTATGAGTGACGCACTCTTCGCCATCGGACTGACCGAAGCAAAAGCGGCGGCTGAGAAAGAGACGACGCTTCAGGCTCAGATGGATGCCGCAATGAAACTGATGCAACATCACTGGATGATCTTGGACGAGGACTTGCAGTTCCGTTGCGCGGTTGGCGCACTGCTCATGATTGTGGATGAACAGACACAAGAGACGATCAAAGAGGAAATGGCGTCCCTCAAAGCACTATCGGCCTTGATGTCTGGAATCCCAGTAGACATGGAGCGTGTCACCGTTCCACAGAACCCATTGGGACTCATGAAACGATGGAAAGAGCTCAAGGTTCAGCCATGACCACCAATGGCAGGAAGCGCCGCCTCGGAATGTCCCCCGAAGGACGGAGGATTCTACAGATGCGGAATGAAGCCATCTGGAAAGGATGGTCTGAGGGAGGCAAGTCATTCGGGACGCTGGCTTTGGAATTCCAATTGGCGAGGTCCACGATCCAAAAGATCGTGGAACAGCAACGCAAGGGAAAGGAGCAGTGAGATGGACATTTACAGAGTGAAATGCAGCAATACACAGATACTCGGAGAACGACGGGAGTACATTGTTCTCGCCAAGACTCTAGGCGATGCTGAGGTCAAGGCAGTCGCCAAGATGAAGCAAGAGTTGAAGGGCGAGCGGGGCGTGAATTACGCATACGAAGCTGCCCTTCTTGGCCCCTTGACGAAATAGCATCTAGACTCGTCCATGTCGTCTAACGCTGGACCGGCCTCTGGCCCCGGTGCAACCTCCAAGGTTGTTCCCCTCTCAACCGGGGCCCAGGAATCATAGGAGGACATCATGGGATACATGCGACACCACACTATCATCGTTAGTAGTTGGGATGCCGAGGCTATTGAGTTGGCACACAAACAGGCCAAGGAAACACTGACCAAACTTGTCTCGCCCATCATGGGACCATTCACGAATGGCTATGCTTCATTCTTCGTGGCCCCCGATGGCAGCAAGGAAGGCTGGGAGACATCGGATACCCACGATCTGCAACGGGCTGTATTTACTGAGTGGCTCAACACACAGCGATATGAAGATCGTTCATCATGCTTTGCTTGGGTAGAGGTTCAATTCGGCGATGACGAATTGGAAACCCGCATCGTCAATGACAACGATGCACTTATTCGTGATCGAGGTCTCAAAGAATGACCCTCTGGCACATCATCCGCTTCACCACCATACGCCACCTGTGGCTTGTCATTCTCACATGCAATCCAGCCAATAAGCAGAGCTTGTGGACTGAGAGATGGGTGGCAGTCAAACAACGGAATGCAGTAGCATGGGATCCCAATGAGTTGCATCGCTTCTTGAAGGGAGAATTGCAATGAGGGAGTACGAGAAGATACAGTCTATCTACAAACGGGACGACAAGACTCACCGTTTCATAGATGAGCAATGGTCTACGCCTGAGATCGCCTATCTTGCTGAATGCGAATGGGAGTGGACCGAAAAAGTGGACGGGACGAATATCCGTGTTGGTTGGAATGGGGCTATCGTTGAGTTGGGAGGGAGAACGGCGGCTGCACAGATACAAGCCAGCCTGATAGCACGATTGCAAGAGTTGTTTCCCTCAACTATCTTCGCCGCCTATCCAGCTGGCATCGTTCTATATGGCGAGGGGTACGGCGCAAAAGTCCAGAAAGGCGGAGAGAACTACAAGGCCAATGGCGTTGACTTTGTTCTGTTTGATGTGCTGGTCGGAGACTGGTGGCTTTTGCATGAGGATGTGGAGGATGTAGCCCGTCAACTGGGGATTGCTACGGTGCCCGTCATCGGAAGGGGACCTATCTCCCAAGCCGTTGATATTGTGAGGGGCGGATTTCCATCGAAGTGGGGAGCATTCCCAGCAGAGGGATTGGTATTACGCACCCCCGTTGGACTTTGCGGTAGGAACGGCCATCGTGTCCTTGCGAAACTAAAGACAAAAGACTGGGCTTGACACACAAGCAGGATGAGGCCACTTGACAGGCTGGCAGGATAAGATGATAATGAGTGCACAATATAAGGCCCCGCCGTGGGCCAAAGGCCAGGGATGAACCGCCTCCTGGGCGGTTCGCAGTTTTCCCTAAACCCTGGCCGGGAATACGGCGAACTGCGGGCCGACCAAGAGGCGGTTTTTCGTGCCTAGCAAATACTGGATCAAGCTCTACCACGAAATCATTGACGATCCGAAGATGATGCGTATGCCGGATGAGATGTTTGCCAAGACAATCAAGCTCTTCCTCCTAGCTGGAGACCACGACCAAGACGGCGAGCTACCTTCGCCAGAGGATATTGCGTGGCGCTTGCGTTACGATCCCAGTGACGTTGATGTAACGCTTCGTTACTTAGAGCGTAACGGCATCATTTCACAGAACGGATCTGGGGCATGGTGCATAAGCAAGTGGGCAGATAGGCAAGGCCCCATATCTGGCGCTGAGAGGGTCCGCAGACACCGTATATCCCGTAGAAACGAACCTGTAACGAATCGTTACACAGAATCAGATCAAGAATCAGATACAGAAGAGATGAGATCAACATCCACAAGCGTTACAGACCTGTTCCACTTCGGAGTTCCGCTAGACGCTGCACGACAGTACGTTGAGAGAGTGGGAGAAGAGAGAGCGAGAGAACTTAATACTCTTTTGTTCAAGGGAAAGATGGACAAGACCATCCGATCACCCAAAGCATACGCACTCAAAGTAATCTCAGAGGAGTAGGTGGAGATACCGCGCCTAAAGACAACCCTAGACAGGAGAAGGATGATGCACACACGAAACCCTAATGTCAATACAGTCTGGAACTTGCTTGCCCCTTACATTGCATCAGAGAATCCGCCCGATCTAGGCAATGAGGAACAGGCCGAACTATTGATAGCGAATGTCCTGCCTACTGTTTGGGATCTGATGCTGGCCGTTGAGAAGGAATTGGACAGCATCAAGCAAGCCCTAAGCGAAATCTACCATATCTGTGAATACGAGTACCCGGAGCTGCTGGATATATAGCTAGCCCCTGCGCCTACAAAGGAGAAGGACGATGACCTTTGTTGAACGTGCTGATTGGATTGATGTGAAAGAAGGCCAAACCTCGGGCGTCATTCGGAGGATGGGGCGCGTCAAGCCGTGCGCTAATTGCGGGAAGTTGACACCGTTCTTCGACGAATACCGAGATCGTCGCATCTGTTCCAAGAAATGTCTGATCGAGGATCGCGAGAAGAAAGGATGGAACTGATGCCAGTGAGTAGCCCATCAGGAGGAACGATGCACACCCACGTCTGGCGACACTTCAACCAGGACATCCCGTTCCTATGCCGATTGGGGGACTGCGCGGCACAACTGACTTGGGAGGAAGCCGAGCGCCGCTTGAATGCCGTGGAGATGCTGCCTGTTGAGAAGGCGAAGGAGATTATCGAGGGCGTCTTGAAACTGGCCCATTTTGTAGGCGATGTGATAGATGACGATGAGTTGAAGACTATCGCCATTAACCCAAACAAGGATCTGTTGGCCTACGCCAGCATCTTAGAAGGGGAGACGACATGAGTGAGAAGTTGACGCGTAAATACAGCGAGATCGTGGGAACTACATTTGTTGGCGGTGAATGGCAAGACCACGATTTGTTGTCTGTCATTGGCGACCTTGAATCTGAGCTCGCCCAAGCCCAGGCCGACGTGGAGGCGCTGCGAACTGCCATTGCGGACCTTGGGGAGGAGTGGGATAAGTCTAGCATTCATCAAGAAATCCACACAACAAGTCTAGGCTGGTTCATACGGCTGTGTCGGGAAGTCTCCCTCTCCCGAGCACTTGAGAGGAACAAGCAGATGAATGAGAAGCTGAGTCTGCACGATCATGGCAATTGCGAACTATGCGATCAGCTCGAATCCGAACTCGCTCTACTGAGAAGGGCGGTGAAGGAACTGGATCATGACTTGCACCGCAAATGCAAGGTCATTGCAATTCTGCAGAATGGGGGACAGGTCGGGCCCGCCGCGGGCGCTCCACATCTGCCGCTAGACGTACTGGAATTCATCAAGGAGCAGGAAGGTGCTAGTCTGGCTGAAGACCGCTAACGGGAAGGTAGCTCATGGCTGGGATCTCCGCTGGCCCAGACAGAGGAAGTTCGTCTCCCTCTGCTATCAATGGCGGGAGTGGGATGAGTTGGGCAGACCTGCAACAAGGAAGTGTCGGAGCTGTCAGAGAGTGTTCAAGCGGTTTCAGAAGAGAAGTAGGGGATTGAATCTCGAAATGCCTGTAGCGTGGTTCAATGCGGAGTGGAGATATGGAACCCATACACAGAGCCATTCTGAGTGAACTCGGCGTCGGGAAGTTCCACTCCCTCTCTAGGGATGAACTCCGCCTCCGTGTTGGGTATTGGATGGATCGGGAAGTCTCCGACCGAGAGCTACGAGCGGCGATTGAGTGGCTTAGGGCTAACGATCCTCGTGGTGCTTGGATCATCTCAGACTCAGCATGGCAGGGCTATTGGTTCGGGGAGTCCATCGAAGAAGTCAAGGAACACTGTAGAGTAACCAGGAACACAGCTTACACGCTGTTCAGGAGAGCACGACAGCAGGTGAAGTTGGCTGAACTAGCACTTAGAGAAGTCCGCGTAGAACAACTGGAGATGGCGATATGAGCAAGCTGCTTAGTGAATATCTCAACGAGTTCGCCTCTGCACATGGCTTGCGGATGGCGAACGCCGGCTTACCTAGCGGCTACGATACTATCATGGGCTTTGCTGAATTGGCGATCAAGATGCAGACTGAGAACGCCGAACTGAAGCGGCGGGTGGACATAGTAGAAGCACAACTCAAGATGGTCTGCGAGTCTGAGGAAATCCATCATCCAGATTGTCCACAGTTCACTGGCCCCTACGATCTTGGAGAACTAGAGCCAGCATGTATCTGTGGGCTGGATCAGATGTTGGCCCATGACTAACTGGCACGCCTCCTACTTCCACCCCAAGCCCGCGGAATATCCCTCCGATCTCCTCCCCCATCAAGTGGAGTGGATTCGGGTGAACCAGTCGTATATCGACGCTGGATCTTCTGAGGACATGCGGGAACTCTGTAGTTCCTTTCATGGGAAAGAGGAGCTGTGTAGGTATGTGGCGAGGAAGGGGAGGAATAGCTGTGGGAGGTAGCAAATTCAAGAATATCCCGAAGCGGGTTGACGGCATCCTGTTCCAGAGTACCAAGGAAGCCCGGCGCTATACCGAACTCAAGGCGCTCCAACAGGCGGGCGTCATCAGCGATCTGGAGACGCAGCCCAAGTACCGCCTTGACGTGAATGGTGTCCATATCACGAACTACTTTGCGGACTTCAGGTACTTCGACAAAGAGCGCCAGCAGCAGGTAGTTGAGGACGTAAAAGGTGTCCGCACTCAAATCTACATTCTGAAAAGCAGGTTGATGGAGGCCATTCATGCGATTGAAGTTGAAGAAGTCTGACGCACCGCTCCAGATCAGATTCCGATGTCACTATTGCGGCTGCTGGGATTTGGTAAACCGGAGTCAACTCAATCACTACAAAGGTGCAGGGACATTCTGTTCTCGCCAATGTGCCTTCTCTTACTATCGGGAACATCCCGAAGAAAGGCAAAACTACAACAACGGTAGGACCATTGACGGTAATGGATACGTCCTGATGAGAGATCCGAGAATTCCCAAGAACGAGCCAGTGATCCGCGTGCGTGAACATCGGTTGATTATGGAGCAACACCTTGGACGCAGGCTCGATGGCTGGGAGCACATTCATCATAAAAACGGCAACAAGATCGACAATCGAATTGAGAATCTCGTCATCATGGACGAGGCCAGTCACCATCTCTTACATAGCGACGACAGTCCAATGTGGGGAAAGCCAGCAGGATGGTTGGAATGGGACTTCTCGGTAGAACCCGAAACATGGATAAATCCGAAAGAAATCATTCTCGATCCATTTATTGAACTAGATATTGTAGATCTATATCTTGACGGGCTTGGCATGGCCCGCATTGGCAAACTTTACGGGCATTCTCGCGAGCTAGTTAAGAGGGTTCTGCGGGATTATGGAATTCCTTTTCGAAAGTGGGGCAGACACCGTGGCACTTGGTCGGAAGAGGCTTACGAAGCCCTGAGGTTGAGGGCGCAGGAGGTGAAGAAGTGAACCGATCAGAAGCACACATGGCCGCAGCAAAGTATCTAGCTCAGAACGCCGCAATGAAGTCACAGATCAGATGGTTTCGGAAGATGTTGCGAGAGTTTGTCTGGCTCTATCAACACGAATCGCCCAATGATCTCGGTTCATTTACGGAGATCCAGCGGCATGAATGGGTGATGCGACGGGATGCCGCAATAGCCACAGTCTTAAGAAACTTGAAATACAGAGCGAGGAAGAAATGACTCTCCGCGAAGGTCTCTTATGGCAGTTCAACATCTTGAAAATCTCGACCTGGAGAAAATTCCGAAGGGCCACATGGGGCATTCTATGGTGCGCCATTCGCGGATATCATCTGTGGCATGGTGGCGGGATAAGGGACTTTCGCTGTCTGATGTGTGGCGAACGATACAAGGATGGAATGCCATGACCCTCCGCGAAGGTTTACTTTGGCAGCTCCGAAAAGGCCTCACCCAGGAAGCCGTGGAGGAGGCCAAGAGAGTCTACTTCTCCAAGTACGGGAGTGAACCTAGAGAAGTTCTTTGTTCGCAGGCGCACTCACCCATTCCAGGAGTAACCCAGGATCGAGGCATACCCTTGGGCGTATTGCTTTTGACATTCTCCCAAGAGAGGCCAGATGGGGCGTAACGGGTTTGGTATAGGGGAAAGACAATCTCCGATAACCACCTTGGATGCCAACCTTGACATCCGTAAAGTTACGAGTAGAATTGGCGTGTGGCAAAGACCCGCTCGTTGTACGGAAGCATCATGCTTGAGCGTCAAATCTGTCCGAAATGCGGGGAGTGGTGTCTTATCAAGCAGGGTAAAACAGCCTGTTGTGATGAGATTGCTGAGACTACGGCCAAGCGTCGTGCTCAGAGAATGTCAGGCGGATCAGGCGTTCGCCACATTCCAACAAAGGACGAGCGTAACCGCATTCTCTGGAAGCAGAAGCAATCATGTTTCTACTGCGGTAGGTACTTTGGGTCGGCGGTATTTCGCAATGGCAATATCATCCTGCTCAGGCTAGAATGGGATCACTTCGTACCGTTCTCTTTTACGCTTGCCCGACAGAACTTCGTCGCCGCTTGTCATATTTGCAATCGGATCAAGGCAAGCATGGTGTTCGAAACACCAGAAGAAGCTAGGCAATATGTCTCCAAGACGCGCGAGGCGAAAGGCTACAGCGAAGTGCCTAAAGTGTGGCCTGGAGTATCAGAAGAAGAGGAGTGACCAACGCTACTGTAGTACATCCTGTCGCGTCAGGGCATGGCAACTCCGAACATTCATTCGCAAGAGCGAGGTTGGTGAGTGATCTCGAAGGCCGATCTCTTGAGAATGTACGAGGACATGGGTTCTTGGCACAGATTGGGACACGATATGGACATTCCCGCCATGACACTGTGGCGCTATGCCAACGACCCCGACTATGAACCAAAGCGTAAGGACATCCGAATGAAACTAGATCTAGACCCCGCTTACCATGTCTTCTATGTCCGCCAAATACGCAATGCTGGGGGCCGCTTCGCAAAGGTGAACAATGGGTGACCGATACTTCCTCACGGTCCTCTGTCCAGAGTGCGGAGCCAAGCACTTGGATGTGTACTATGCCCCCACTTGTGAGATCAATACCTTCCGGTGTCCTTGTGGGAACATTATTGATCTGGAGGAGTACAGCGGGATTTCCTATGAAGACGCCAGCAACGCCTCTGAGATCAAGGCAATCGCAGATGGTTGGCTTCTTAGTGACGGACATCGTGCGGGACACGGATAGCCAATGATCCGCCTCCTCCCCATCTTCCTGCTGCTCGCGGCCTGCTCCGTTCAGGTTCAACCTCTGCCTACAGTTCATCCTCAGGCAATAGAGACCTTAGCCCCTGATGAAAG